TGTTGGGTGGGTGCGTAAGATTACAAAAATTCCGCCTACGGCAACACTACAACACATGGGGGGGCTACTACACCTACATTAACAAGGTAATCGCAATACCCATTCCGGAAATTTGACTGGTAAAATATGGGCATTACAAAGGTTATACAAGTGATATAATATAGCCGATATAGAAAGGAGTTTTATGTCGGATATTATCGTACCGCGAGATGCGCAGGGCCGTTTTTTGAAAGGTGTTAATCCTGGGCAAATGCGTAAAGCTGGAGGGTCTCGGCTATCGGATTTAATCAAGCGTAGGTTTGGTGAAGCGATAGAGGTGTATATAGACAAGAATCTCACCAAGGTACAGCGTAAAGAGATTATGGCTGACACATTAGCGCAATTGATATCAACTGGTGAGGTGCGGTTTCCTGACAGGCCAGACCCAGACAAGCCTGGAGAGATAATCAAGGGAAAGGTATTCAAATACACATCGGAGGAATGGATTAGGCAAATCATCAGGTTGATGAGATACATAGAGCCGCCTGTACAGGAGATAGAGGTTTCCGGTGGAGTGCAGGGTGTAGTATTTGACAACGAGTTCTTAGATCAGGTAGACATAAGACCTGAACCAGAGGGCGAGCAATATGACGTCTGAGAGTGAAGGATTCGTATCCTGGTCTGACCTATTGAACTTTACGGATAGGCAGAAGGATGCGTACAAGTCGATGTTTACTCATACCTTTACGCTATACGGGGGGGCGAGAGGTGGGGGCAAGTCATACTGGTTGCGCTGGGCGATGATATCCTGGATGATTTATCAGGCTAAGAAAGGCTTTCCCAGCATTGTAGGAGGGCTATTCAGTTCTACCTATACGAATCTAAAGGATAGGCAGATCAGCAAGATAGACAAAGAGTTCCCCGACTGGCTGGGGACATTGAAAGAGAATAAGACGCACGGGTTGGCGTTTTATTTGCACGACAAGTTCGGTGGTGGAGTGTTGACGTTGAAGAACCTTGACGAAACCTCAAAATATAAATCAGCGGAGTTCGGCATCATAGGTGTCGATGAACTCACAGAACACACGGTGGACACGTTCAACGTTCTCATCGGCTCGCTACGTTGGCCAAAATTAAATAAACCTTGCTTTATCGCTGGCAGCAACCCTGACGGCATAGGCAACGAATGGGTAAAGAATTACTTTATCAATAAAGTTTACCCTCTTGAACTGGAGCCATTGGCCAGCGAGTTTAACTTTGTTCCAGCACTCCCCACCGACAACCCACATCTCGATAAGTCTTACTATGTTATGCTCAACTCTCTCCCGGAAGACCTGCGCCGAGCCTGGTTGCTCGGTGACTGGAACGTGTTCAAAGGGCTGGCGTTCAAGACCTTTACCAAACAGAAACATGTAATTGAACCCTTTGACATCCCTGACTACTGGACAAGGATAGTAGGTATAGACTCTGGCTACCGCGCCCCGTTTTGCGCCCTTTTTGGCGCTCGTAACCCGGATAACGGCAGGGTCGTGGTCTATAAAGAAATCTACGAATCAGAACTTACTGATCGCCAGCAGGCACGCCGTATCCTTGACCTGTCAGACGATAAAGAGCTAAAGGCTATCAGGTATGCTGACCCTGCTATGTGGTCTCGTAAGACCCAAGAGTTCGTTACGTCCTCCGCCGAAGTATATGGGCAGAACGGCTGCTTCATCCGCAAGGGGGATAATGAACGCCTGTCCGGGAAGCGCAAGGTAGACAGGATGCTCAATAACCTGGAAGATGGACAGCCTGGACTGATGTTCTTTAACACTTGCCCAAATATTATCAAGCAATTAACCCAACTTGTTTATGACCCGAATAACACAGAAGACGTCAACACCCGCATGGAAGACCATGCTTATGACGCCCTCCGCTATATGCTGACCACTATCAGGGATTATCGCAGCTCCACTCCCGCGAAAACGCAGAAGTCCCCCTTCCAATTGTTAGAGAGGATTTAATATGATTGAACTAAAAGACGCCAAGCAACACGGTACTGACCTTGTACAGACCAACTATAAGCTGCACAAAATGCAGGGCGAGATGGACGACATGATTAATATGGATTGGAAGGGAAAGCCAACCGACCCTAACCTGAAATTCACCACGTCTCCCGACGCCAGGAACCAGTACATGGGAGCTTTGCGCCTGTTGACGGCGGTAGACCCCATCATTAAGGTGCCATATGACGTCAATGATGTCACGGCAAAGGACTATGCCGACAAAATAGAGAAGATTTGCAAGGCGATCTGGTATCACAGTGGCAGAATCTTGCAGAAACCCGTGCATTACGAGCTTGTAGCGTCCCTTTTGCGCTATGGGCAGTTCCATTTGAGCATAACAGACACCGACGACCTGCTGGAAGTCGCTACAAAGCGGGATTCTAAGACCTCCAAGGCGAGAAAACAGCGTTATGAGCACTTCGCGAAGGTAACCCCCTATGTATTTCAGCCGCTTGACCCAAAATGCGGCAATGCGGAGTTCGACGCGTTCGGTTTGACCGCGTATTATCGTGAACAGGAGATGACCTACGGGGAAATCGTGTCCAAGTTCGGGGAAATAGAGAAATATAAGGATAAACGCTCTACAGATACCGTCATCTATAAGGATTACTGGAACCTTGACGTGCATTATGCCTGGATTGATGACGATGAAGAGCCGCTGATTGGCTCTGAGAACGGCGGGAGGCACAACCTGCCCTGTATCCCGATTGTCGTCCAGGGGGGTGAGGGAAGTTTGCTCAACGATGACCCTGAGAAACAATACCAGCCCCTGCTGTACGGTGTCTGGAAGGGCGACCTGTGGGATAGGCATAACCTTGAATTGACCGCTATCTACTCCAACCTGTTCGCTGTAGCCAGCAACGCCATGTTCGTGCATAAGCGGTCTGACCCTGATAGCAAGTTAGAGGTGGACTTTGACAACATTGGCGGTATTATCCATCTCAATCCCGGGGATGATATCCAGCCCCTACAACGCGACGTGCTCAACAAGGATATGCTGTACGGCATGGAAGTAGTTGAGCGCATGATTGAAGAAAGCACCCTGTACAAACAGGTGTTCGGTCAGTCCCCCAATACCCGCATGGCATACTCTGCTATCTCGCTGCTGTCGCAATCCGGTCAGTTGCCCCTGATTGCCACGCAGCGTTCTGGCGGTTGGGGAATTGGGACGGGGTTTGAGAAAATGTTTACCATGATGCGGGATAAGAAGAAGAAGCGCACCGCCGTCTATGAGAGCGACGTGCTTGACCTTGACCCGAAGGAACTGAAAGATAACTTGATTATTGATGTCAAGCTCGACGCAGACCTTCCCCAGGATAAGTTGCAGCAGGCGAACATCGCCGGCATGTTGAAACAGTACGGTCTCGCCTCCGACTCCTGGATTAGGGAGAACGTGCTAAATGTCGGGCAGTCCAAGGATATGACCAAGGAGGTCATTGAAGAACAGTTCGTACAAAAGATGATGCAGGAACATCTGACCGGGGCTATGCGTGAAGAAATCACCATCCAGTTGCAGCAACAAATGATGCAGCAAATGCAGGAACAACAGCAACAACAGCAAATGCAGCAACAACAGCAAATGCAGCAACAGGGGCAGCAGGAACAGCAGCCTTCAATGAGGGAACAGGAATACATGATGGCAGAGAAGTATATGCAAGATCAGAGATTTGCTGACCAGAACAACCCCAACAGGGGCGGTATGCCAGCGCTCGTAGGGCAGGGAGCTATCCCCGCGCAACGGCCGAATGAAATGCCCACCACCCCCAACCCAGAAGCAGAAATGATGCAGGAAGGCGAGATGTAATGCAACTATCAGCGGTAGACGCACAAGATATCTATTTGAGCGCCAAGGCTTTTACGACGCTCACCTACAGTGAACTCGAAGCAAAATGGCACCAGCCTGCTATTGAGCGAATGACTAAAATTATGCTTGCCATGCAACAGACGTCTATGCCGAACGCAATGTCCGGACAACCGCAGCTATCCCCACAGAACATGATGCCAGGAGGCGGAAATGCCAAATATCGCTAACGCTAATATTACCTATATCCCGCCTATCAAGAACTATAAACCAAACTACAGGAAGCCTGCCCAACAAAAGCCTGCAACTACTTCTAATCCCTGGCAAGGCAACCCAGAATATTACAGGTATGAAGTAGACAAAAATAGAAATAGGGGCACGAACGCTAACTACAGCGTGAACTACGGGGATTTACTGCGCGAGGAAAATCCGCAAGCCTATTATACGGAAATGTACAATGCGATTAATAACTATCAGCCCCTCCCCTATAATCAGACCTATGGCGGATTGCTGGTTGACTATCTGAAAGAATATAAGGTCATCCCCGAATTGTATCGTAAAGGGTTTCAGACTGTTACGCAAGGTATTAGCCAAGCATGGAACACTCCTCCCGCCACTAACGCGGGCACGTATGGTAGCGCACAGACGGCTGCCTTGCGTGCTAACGCGGCGGGTCGGTCTGCTTACACCGCGGCTCAATCTGCTTCTGCAACATCTGCCGCAGCCAGGGCGCTCGCCTACGCCGAGACCGGCGGTTATGGTAGCAACACAACAGTCCCAACCACGCGCAATCCCGTAAATACTAACACCCCATTCAGCCAGTGGAACTCACAATGGAATATGCAGGGTGGGCAGGAAATACTCGGCCCCTGGCAATCTGCTATAGCAGAGGGCGTATTCAGCAGACCGTTCAGAAGCGTGCAGGACTTTGACCAGAGTGTTGCGGCAATGGGTCTGCAACCGCGCTACAGCACAACCGCAAGCATCCCACTCCGAGACCCTTGGGCGCCAGACCCCTACGAAGGGGGGGGGAGTCCGTATACGCATGAAGTCCTAAATTACGGCGGTGGCGGAGGCGGGGGTGGAGGTTGGGGCGGTGGTGGCGGAGGCGGTTATTATTCCCTGCCGAGTTCTCCAAGCTATCGCGGGTATGGGGGCG